TATGAGCCCGGATGTACCTGTTCGAGCAGACCGCTGGTCGCCCCGATATCGGGGTCGGTGAGGCCGGACGCCGGCGCGGTCACGGCGATTGCGACGCCATCGACGGTGACCGGCGCGGAACACGGTATGTAATTGCCGCAGGTCCCGCCGTTCTTCGCCCGGATGGTCACCGTTCCGGTGGCCACAGACGCGGTAACCGGCAGCAGGTGTTTCTTGGCATTGATTGCCACGCCGATCGCCGTGGCGATTTCGGATGCGGTATCGGTATCGGTGACCGCGACCGGGATGCGCACGTTGCCGATATAGAGCACCACGGCGCCGGTCTCGGCGGCGGTGCCCGTGACCACGAAGGTCCCTGACGCCACAACCGCGGCTGCGTCGTCGTCGGCCGTGATAAGCGTGCAATCGATACGCGGACTGACCGCAAAGGCCGCCGCGGCCATCAGGTGCGCGGTTGAGCCGGCGCCCGCATACTGGGACGCATCCTCGGCGCTGTAGATTGTGGTGGCCGTCAGTGCCGCCACCAGGTTGCTGATACTCTCAAATTCCATCCAGGTCACCGTACCGTCAGTGACCGTTCCGGCCGAGGCGGTCGGCCAGGTCGGGGCGGTGCCGGCGGACGTACCCGCCACCACGCAGATATACCAGTGGCCGTTGGTGGTAACCGGCTTGACCTTTGCGCCCAGGATGTACGCCGTTGTCGCCGCCCAGGCGGAAGGTTCTTTCAGGCGCTGCCCGATAATCAGCAGCTTGTTGGCGTTTGCCGGGAGCCCGGTACGGGCTGCCGCCAGGTTGAACTCGCCGTATACGCCTGGCTTACGGATGTCGGTCCCGATCTCATTGAATGAGATACCCATGTTATTTGCTCCCCTCGCGTTTTCCGCTCTTGCTGACGACCGGCACCGGCCGCGGCCGCGCAATCACCAGGGACCCGTCGCCAAGCAGCGCGCGTGTCACCCGGCCATTGGGCAGCGCAACCGGTTCCTGACCGATTGATTTGTCCATGCGTCCCGGCCACGGGCATGTATGCCCTTCCGGCGCCTGCACCAGTATTTTACCGCCACGATAGCTCATGTCAGCTCCCTGTTTCGACCACGTCCACGACTTCCGGCACCGTCTGCCAGGGCTTGAGCAGGTAACCAAGCCCTATCTCCTCGATGTACGCCGCCGTGTCCTCGTCCTGCGGCACCGTGAACCACCAGGTGCTTGTCGTTTCAAAGGCCCACGCCAGACGCGCATTCGTTTCCAGTACCTTGCGCAAGGGACCCAACCGCAACTTCCCCGCCCCCAGCGTCGTTGTCACCGCGCCTTCAACCAGTACCGGCTTCCAGTCCCCCAACAGAACCATGGCCGCCATCACCACCGGGTACGCATCACGGCGCCGTTTCTTCTCACTGCGCGGGTTGGTGACAATCACCGTGACGTAGAACTTGCCATCCACCCGGTACGTCCGCTCAGTCTTTGGTACGATTCCGGCGGAATACAGAGCCACATTCACCGCCGGACAGCGCACCACATCAGGATCGTCATTGATATCAAACTGCCCGACACCACTCAACCCCTGCAGCCGCTGAATGATTGCATCCTCGATATCTCCTATCAGCGTGGTGTCGTCGTGCGCCATCACACGCCCCAGAGCCTGGTCATCCAGGCGCGCGCAAACCGGGGACGCACATACCCGAGCTTGCGGTAATGCCGGTACGCCCGCATGAGAAACCGCACCATCAGCAGCACCTGGTCGACGCGGCCGATCTGGCTCAGACTCAAAGGCCCCAGCTCGCCATCAACTTTCAGATTGCCGCCCAGGTCATTGACCGCTTCCTGGAGCCAGCTGTTTGCCCTGGCCGCGCCCACGTTGACCGCGATGTCCATCACCTTGGCCGCCAGGCCGTCGGATGCAAAATCGCCATACCCATGCGGCATCCAGAAATCACGGTGGTAAATCTCCACCGCCTGCGTCCTGGTGAGGTTGCGGATATCCAGATCGGGGTAGCTTCGCCGGCTTATCCCGTATTTGGTTTCACCGCCGGGATCGGCCTGGTCGTTTACGTAGCCGCCCTCGTGACGCAGCACCAGTTCGATTGCAGGGTCAAACCTGGCCATGTTCAGTACTGGTCGAGAACCGTTTTGGGAAAGAGCCTGTCATCACTGGTCTTATTGACCTGGATGGTCCCGCTTGCCTGCTCTTCATCGAACAGGCGTATCTTGTCGTCCCTGATATGCTCCAGCATCCTGATGACTGATTTATACGCCTCTTCGATCTTTGCCGGGATCTCCTCGATATCGCTGAGTAAATACAGAAACCAGGCGGTGAGTGTGTTCGACATTTCAGAGACCATCGCCGGTACGGTGATGAGCGGCAACGTGTAGTGCCCGCGCAGGTACGTATCGATGTACGTGTCCGCTTTGGTCCCCGCATTCACCACCCGGGTATAAGCGGCATTAGGCGGGCTCACGACCAGGCTGCCGGCGTCCTCGTGGTCAACGAGTTGCAGGACCCTGTCCGCCGGAACTATCCCGTAAAGCCCGCTTAATGTCCAATATGCCATGCCTGATACCGTCCCTTACGACACGCAATCCTGGATGAAGTAGCCCAGGTCGTTTGCCGAGACCAGCTCCTTGATGTACTCGCCGGCGCGAACCAGCGTGCTGCCCTTGAGCCCGACTTTCGGCTCGGGAATGGTGCCGGCCACCTTCGGACCCCACTGGGCGGTCAAGCCGAATGTCACCTTCCCACGCGGGTCCTGGACGCTCTTGTCGCGATAGATAAGGGAGCAATGCTTGCCCCACAGGCGCGACAGCGACGCCGTCTGGCCTTTCTTGGCCGTGTTGTACAGACTCATGCCGACCAGCACCTCGTCCAGTTCGAACAGCTCCGCGATCTCCTCGCGCTTGGCCATGCCGCTGTCGCCTGACGTGCGGTTGATTGCCTTCATGATGTAGGCGTTGGTCCGCAGCCCCACCCAGGCCGCGGCCCCGATAACCATCACGTTCGGCCGCAGCACACAGGCATCCAGCCCCGTGTTGATGTCGGGTATCGGGTTGCTGTCGGCATGGACCACGCTCCACTGGTGGTTGCCCGAAAGCTGGACCTTGTTGGACGCGCCGTAGGTGTCGGCCGAAAACACCAGATCGGCCGCCCGTTTTTCGCGGGACAAGGTGAGCAGCTCCGCGATGCCCTCCACCGCGATATTTACGGGATTGTATCCCGCCGGCGCGTTGTCGATGTCGTCCTGGGGCACGTAGTCATCGAGCCCATGGCCATCACACGACGCTTCGGCTTTCGTAGCGCTGAACTCAACCTGGTCCGGAGTTCCTTTGCGGCCGACAAGCGTGTTTGGTATCGTGAACGTCTCGCGACGGTCATACTTGTTGTATTCGAACGTCTGCCTGCCTACCAGCACTCTCGGCAGCACCGCATCAGCGATGGCCTTGGCGTTGCGGTAGGCGACCACGATTGCGGCCAACACCGGGTCAAACGGGAACGGCGCCAGGGCCATGGCCAGCACCATGTTGCCCCCGTCTTTGGGGCTCATCCCGAAACTCGTTGTCATGAACGTCTGCAATCCACCCACATCCAGTGCAAATACCGTGGCCAGTGCCGCGATCAGCGCCAGCCACACCCCGAATGCCCACATCCTCTCACTCTTTTTCATGCCCTTGCTCCTCATGTTTATTGTTGTCTGTTGTCGGGCCAGCCCTGCCAGTGTGGTTTGTGTAAACTCAGTTGATGTTATGCCGCGTGCGCGATGACAGCGCTGACCACGGACGTTCCGTTCGGCAGCACCACCACCAGATACGCGTTCTTGGCGCCGGTTTCGGTGATTGCCAGGTCGATGTCGCCATCGGCTTCCGACCGCAGAAACGCGGACTTGTTGGTGACAACCGGCAGAAGCACGCCATCCGTGCCGATCGCCCAGCCGCCCGAATGCGCCGTGGCGATAACCGAATCGCCGGTCGCGTCGTCGGACAGGAACGCAAACACGGTCCCGCGGACCGCCAGGTCCACACCCGCCGCGTCCTTGAGCTGGATGGTCACCGCGACCACGTTGGTGTTCTCTGCCCCCACCACGATTGTCGCGGTTGCGATCTCGTAGGCGTTGTTGCCCGCGACACCGGGCTGCACCAGCACCTTGATGATGTCGCCGGTGACGCCGCTCTGCAGCGCCATCGCGCCGACACGCTGTCCGGCCGCCGATACCGCCACGCCCTTGCCGTCGGCATCGGAAGTGAGAAGCTGTCCGCGGGTAACCGCACCGCCGATAAGCAGGTCGGCAATCCCGACATGCTGTATGTCGAGACGTACGCCAACGAGCGCGTAATTGGGTGTCGTCGTGTTGGTCGGAAGCGCCGAAACGCCGATTATCAGGTCACTGGACGCGGCCGCCTGCAGCGCGTACCCGTCACCCGTGGTTCCCTCTTTGACGAACCGGTTCTGGTAAATCGTGCCGTCCGCCACTCTGTTCTTTACAAGTACTTCATCCATCGAAATCCTCCTGGTGAAATCCGTTTCTGATCATTGTCTCTTACCTGTCCATTGAACCGCTTACGCCTTCGTTACCGCCTCCACCGCCTGGGCGATGGTCACCGTGATACCCTTTTCCGCCTGCGACTTCTGGAACGAGACGGCGCGATTGGCGATGTCCTGCGCATTCGTGTTGTCGGGCTGGCCGCCGGCGGCGCCCTTGTCGGCCACGCGCGAGAAGTTGATCCGCGCGGGATACGACCCGAGCAGCTCTTTCATCGCGTCCATCGGCGTTGCCGTCTTCTCGGCCGAGAACTGCACCGGCTGCGCGGTGTGCAGCAGTTCCAGGATGCCCTCGACGATCGGGGCGTTGGCGGGCAGCAGCCTGCCGTCCTTGACCAGTCCCGCCGTGTACGCGGAGAACTCCGCGCCCCGGGCCTTCTTCGCCGTAGCTTCGGTTGCAGCCTTCAGGGTCGCGTTCTCCTGCTCGACGGCAGTGAGGCGCGCCTGGTTTTTTGAGAACTCGGCAACCTGGGCTTTCAGCGCCTCGTTCTCCTGCTTCAACAGTGCATCCATTGGGTCTTCCCCTTTGGTTATAGGTGTTGCGGGAGCGCTGAAAGCCGTGCCGCCCGCGGTGTCAATTTCTCCAATGTCCTCGGCCGCCCACCCCAGTGATTCGGAGGTGATGACCTTGTTGGCTGTGTCCGCGTCGTATTTCTCGACCAGAAAATCACGCACCCGCTGGAACGTGTTCATGAACGTCCGCAGGACGCCTTTAAGGCGCCAATCGTTGTCCTGCGCGAACTCCACCACCAGGTCGCTTCCCTCGCCGGCGGTAAACTGCACCGGACCGAGTCCCTCCACCGCCGGGGCGGCCGCGCCCAGAAATCCGATGTGCTTCAGTGTCGTCAGGTCGGGCTGCAGGGAGATTGACAGGTTTTTGTACATGCCGGCATTCACCGCGTCGTAGAACTCCACGACCGCGTCCTTCAACTGCGCGTACAGCGTCGGCACGCCGTCGACCATGTCCTTCTTCAGGCCGGCCAGCCAGCCCCACGCCGGATCGTCGGTCTTGGGATGTCCCACAACAGCCGGCACCTGGTCGAGCCGCGACGCATTGAACTGCACGATCTTGTCGAGCTGCGCTTCGTCGAACTCTCTGGCCACGCCGGCGGAGTCGGTGTGCGTGCCTGCCCGAAAAATCGGAAACCACTGAGTTTTCTTCACGGTCTTGATTGCCATTGTCAGCCCTTTTCGGTTTTAAAAGCACGGAGAGAGGCTCGCCCGAACGCTCTCTCCGTGCCCCACACCAGCAGAAAGGAGGCCGCTGCGAAGCGACTACTGCAAAACTATCCCGTTTACATTTAAGAGTCTACTGCGCCCGCGCATGCGCTTGCGCGTTGGACAGACTGCCCGGTTTCCGGTAGATTGACGTGGGCGCGGCGCCAAAGCGCCGCGCTTGTCATTATTACACGTGCGCCGGAAAGGCAACCCATGGGTGAAGGCATCGCAGCGTCACTGGTCGCGCAGCTCCTGCAGCTCCTGGGACCGGGAATGGTCGCCGTGGCCCTGGTCACCATCATGGCGTACCTGTGGACCAAACAGTTGCGCGACAAGACCGAGAAGGACCGCGCCGAGCATACGAAGAAGTGGGATTCGATGGTCCAGCAGCAACGCGAGGCAATTCAGGCGATGGCCGCGGCCAATGAGGCCAACGTAAACAGGATCATGAAAGCGCAGGCCGAGGAAATCGACCGGCTTTTCCAATTGCACGAGCGCAAGGCCGACGCGCTGGACCTTCAGGCGCGCATGCTCACTGTTCTGGTGAGTAAGATCGATTCCAACCAATTTTGTCCCATGATTCGGAGGAAAGATGGACCGACTTGAACTGAGGGGCCGGCTGCAGGAAGCCAACAGCAAATACGACGAACTGAACACGCTGGCCAGCGCGGATGTGTCACTCGCGAACCGTTTGCTTGAACCATTCGCCAAGTACATCGAAGAAGACCTGACCCGGCTGGAAATGGTGAAAATCACCGCCATAGTGACACGGCTCAACGGAACTATCGACGGGATGATTGAACAAAAGCGCATCATCGGCAGGCTAAAAGAGGAGCTGGGCGAGTGAAAAAGCACGCGTTCTCCGCGATCGCGGAACGGATGTATGTGGCCCAAGAGTACAGTTTCGAGGCCATCGCCGCGGAGCTGAAGCTCTCGGACAAGACCGTGCGCACCTGGGCGCAGGAGGGCAACTGGCAGGGCAAGAAAGCCGCTCTGCTCAAGCAGAAGACCGCCCTGCATGAAGACCTGTACGCATTCACCCGCAAGCTGGTGCAACTCATTTCGACTGACATGGACCGGCTCAGCGAATCGGCCGGATCAAATCCCGAGACCGACTCCCGCCTGGAAAGCCGCATCAACAGTCTTTCGCGCCTCCTGGCAAAACTGCCCACCGCGCGCGGGTATGAAGAGACGGTGGATGCGGCGAAGAAAGCCGAAGAGGTTGGCAAGCAGGGTGCGTCCAGTGACGAGATCGAAAAACGAGTCAACGAACTCCTGGGGTTGTGATGGCCGACGAGCGCTCCTATTTCATGTCATACCAGAAACGCTGGCTCGATGACGAGTCGCGCGTGAAGATATGGGAAAAGTCGCGGCGGATCGGCGCGACCTATGTGGCGGCATTCGAAGACGTGCGGGACGCAAACCGGGGCTGCGTGCCGGCGTGCTGGTTCTCCAGCGCCGATGAAACCGCCGCCCGGGAATACATCGAGTATTGCGTAAAATGGGCCTCAATCTATAAAATCGCGGCAGAAAGCCTGGGCGAGCAGGTAATCGACGAGAAGGCGGGAATCAAGACCTACCAGGTGCTCTTCGCCAACGGGATTAAAATTCATGCGCTCAGCTCCAACCCCAAGGCGTTCCGGTCCAAGGGCGGCAAGGTCACCCTGGACGAGTTCGCCTGGCACGATGACGCGAAGGGCATGTGGGCGGCAGCCAGGCCCTGTATCACCTGGGGATTTCCCCTGCGCATCCTGAGCACACACCACGGGGTCAACAGCCAGTACAACCAATTTATCCAGAAGGTCAAGAAGGGCAAACTGAACTGGTCCCTTCACCATACGCCGATTACGGTTGCGGTTGACGACGGTCTGGCCGACAAGATCGCAAAACGGAAACTGACGCTGGAGGAGCGGCTGGCCTGGCTGGAGCAGGAACGTCAGAGCGTGGCCGACGACGCGGTCTGGGCGGAGGAATACCTTTGCCAGCCGCAGGACGAGGCAACGGCGTTCCTGACATACGAGATGATTTTGAAACTTCAGCGCGACGGCATCCTGATGCCGCTCTCCGAATGCGGCGGCGAGCTGTATGCGGGCATGGACATCGGCCGCCGGCACGACCTGTCGGTGATCTGGGTGTTTGAACGGGTCGCCGGGATGTTGATAACGCGTCAGGTCATCGTGCTGCGCCAGATGCCCTTTGCCAATCAGCGCAAAGTGCTGTATGACCTTTTACGAAACCTCAACGTGCGGCGCTGCTGCATCGACCAGACGGGTCTGGGCATGCAACTGGCCGAGGAAGCGCAGCAGAAGTTCGGCACTTACCGGGTGGAGCCGGTCACGTTCACCGGGCCGGCCAAAGAGGAAATAGCGTACCAGGTGAAAGCCATGGCCGACGACCGTCTGCTGGTGATTCCGGAGGACTTTGATATCCGCGAGGACCTGCACAGCCTGCGCAAGGTGGTGACCGCGGCCGGCAATATCCGGTTCGACGTGAACTCCTCCGACTCGCGCCAGAGCCATGCTGACCGGTTCTGGGGCATGGGTCTGGCGGTCCATGCGGCCAGCACCGCCGGGTTCACAACACCGGAAATATTGACCCGGCGGGATTTCAAAAAGGGCCATGATTCCAGGCCGATATTCGGGCCTCCAGGCGAGCAGTTGCTGACCAGGCTGGACAGGCGCCTGGGAGCCCCGGTCAGGGCGTTTTAAAACGACCGCCGGAAACGGCCTTTTAAGCCCGGCGGCGGCTTTTCGGCCAACGGGTCGCAAAAACCGGAATCGTCAGATTTAAACGCCGTTAAAGGGTAATTAAACGGTGTTTGGACGGTAGATCGAGAAACACCTGTTCCGTAAAGAAGGATGGCGGTAAAAATGGCAAAAAAAGCACTCACAACCCGCATCGCGCTGCGGTCCGAAGCCGAGTATCAGTTCGTTTCCGGGCAGCTGCCCGATCCGGACCCGGTTTTACGCAAAATGGGCAAGGACATCACCACCTACCGCGAGCTGCTGAGCGACCCGCGCGTGGGCTCAAACGTGGAAAACCGCCAGTCTGGCGTTCTCAGCATGCTCTGGGAGGTTGACCGGGGGAAGAGCAAGTCGCGGATAGCGCAGTTTGTGACCGACATGCTCGGCAACCTGGACATACCCACAATCACCTCGGAGATTCTGGAGGCCCCGCTGTTCGGCATGAAGCCCCTGGAGGTGCTCTGGACGAGCGACGGCAGCCGGACGGTCCCCGGAGCAATCGACGGGCTGCCGCAGGAGTGGTTCGTGTTCGACCACGAGAACCATCTGCGGTTTAAAACCAAAGACAACCCCACGGGGATCGACCTGACCACGCCGGAATACCAGTACAAATTCCTGTTGCCGCGTTACCGGTCCACCTACGCAAATCCCTACGGGGTCCGCATACTCAGCCGGGTGTTCTGGTATGTGGTGTTCAAGAGGGGCGGGATGCGGTTCTGGGTGACGTTCACCGAGAAATACGGCATGCCCTGGCTCTTCGGCAAATACCGCGCGGGCGCTACGGACGCGGAAAAATTAGCGCTTCAGGAAGGGCTTGAGGCGCTCATACAGGACGGCGTCGGCATTCTGCCCGAGGGTGACGGTGTCGATAAACTCGATGTAACCACCTCCGGAGCATCAGCGCAGCTCTACGAGAAACTGCTTCGCTACTGTGATGAGGAAACCTCGATTGCCATACTGGGCCACACCGGCAGCTCGCAGAGCACGCCCGGCCGGCTGGGGTCGGAGGACGCGGCCCTGGAGGTGCGGGCCGATATCATTGACAGCGATCGACGCCTCGTTGAACAGACCTGGGACCAGGTGATACGCTGGGCGGTCGATATCAACTTCGGCGCGCAGAAGCAGTATCCGCGCATGGAGTTTTTCGCCGAAGAGGACGTTGACCAGGAAATGTCCGAGCGGGACAAGAACCTGCATGACATCGGCGTGCGATTCAAAGAAGAGTATTTCGTCGAGACCTACAACCTGCCTGAAGGCCAGTTTACGGTTGACAACACGGCGCCGCGGCCGGCGCCGGCCGTACCGGGACAGGGCGCGGAGTTCGCGGCGGCCGGGCAGGCACAGGGTGATGCGGCGCAGACAGCCGTTGACACCCTCATCGACGGACTCCCGCCGGAACTCCTGCAGCAGCAGATGGAAGAGCTGTTGAAACCAATCATCGATATGATCAAACGCGCCGATTCGCTGGAGGAGATCCAGACGAAGCTGGCGGAGTTGTTCCCGAAACTCGACGCGACCGGGTTGGAGAAAACCCTGGAGAAGGCGTTTCTACTGGCCGAGACCTGGGGCAGGGCCACTGCAACGGAGGGGTGATGGCGGGATTTATCACAATCAACAACCAGCAGATATCCTGGTCGTTTATCGGCAAGGTCCGCAAGGCCCTGGGCGGCGACATGGAACGCACGATGGACTGCTTCTACAAGGCCCGCAACGCGACGCCCCCCAACGGAGTGGTGAAATATATCGCGGCTGGATTTATCGCGGAGAAGCCGGAGGACCGTTACAGCCTGCTGCCCAGCAAGGACCGCGAAGAGCGGGGCATGCAGCCGATACGCGACTGGTGGTACCAACTCACCAAGCCCAAGGGCGGGGCAACGAGCCTGCGTGACATCATGCGCGAGATCGCGCGCGATGGTCCATAACGGAGGAACCCATGAATGAGCGTTCATGTCTGAAGATCGGCCTGCAAATCGACACCGGCGGAGCAAAGGGATTCATCTCGATAATGGGATTGATTCACCTGGAGAAGAGACTGTGCGCACTCGTCTCCGCCCTGGTTGACATTATTGTTGGCGGGTCGATTGGCGCAATCGAGGCCGCGGCGCTTGCAACCGGGAAGCTGTCCGCGCAGGATCTGCGCGGCATGATGCGCGCGACGGTCCCGAAGGTTTTCACCAGGTCGGGCCTGGTCCCGCTCTATCCACGCGAACCGTTCCGCGCGGAGTGGGACGCCGCCATCGGTCCCATGAAACTGGGAGATGTGAAGGTGCCGCTGGTGCTGACGGCGGTAAACCAGTGCACGGGCGATATGGAGTATTTCACCAGCGACAATTCCGCCCATGCGGACCTGCGGCTGCGCGACGTTGTCGAATACTCATTTGCCGCGCCGGTCTATTTCGGGGGAATCCCGGACCCGGTCCGCAAAGCAGTCTGGCTGGACGGCGGTACGGGGATCGACGGGTGCTCCCTGCTTCAGTGCCTGCGGCAGATGATGCGCCGCGGGTGGCTTACCCACAAGGGCCACTCACACGTCCTGTCGCTGGGATGCGGCCACTATCAGGACCGGATATCATACAAGAAAGCCACCTCCTGGCTCGGGAGAAACTGGCGGCAGCTCAAATTGTACTGGTCGCATGATGACGGCGGGCTGGCACGCAGGCAGTCCATTGCCGATCGGGTGAGCTTCGCGAAGGACCTGGACTTCGCGTTTCTGAACTTCTCGTTCAACCGCCTGGACTGCGAGATCCCGAAGAAGATGGATATCATGGACGGCAAGCAGTTTATCGACCAATACGAGGCGTTCGGCCTTCAGTGCGCGAAGGACCTTGACCTGGCCCCGTTTCAGGAGCGTCTGGACCAGCGCTGCGCCGAGTTGCGCGCGCAGTCCCGCGCCCTTCATGCGGCCGCCGGCGGCCGGGCCTGACCAGGAAGAGGACCCATGCCGCCATCAGGAATACTGCTCGATGCGTTCAAGCTGAAGCCGGCGGATGCGATTGCATTTCTGAAGGCCAAGGGCAACAAGTTTTCCTGGAACTGGTACGACACCTGGAAGGATGCGAACTCCCGATCGTTCACCGTCGCAAAGGCCATGAAAGCAGATGTGCTGAAAGCGATCCGCTCCGAGGTGACCAAGGCAATTGAGGGGGACTGGTTCGACGTGGTTGGACCTGATGGCGCCACGACCCGTATCAAGCGCGGCCTGACACTCCAGGAATTCCAGAAGCGGCTGAAGCCGCAACTTAAAACCCTGGGATGGTGGGGTAAAGGGGTCGACGACCAGGGCAAAGAGATTCAGCTCGGTTCTCCATACCGGCTGAGGACCATCTACCGCACCAACATCCAGACATCATACATGGCCGGGCGCTACAAGCAACAGACCGCCGCTGTCGGCGGATTGCCGTATTGGCAGTATGTCGCTATCATGGATGCGAAGACCAGGCCGGCGCACCGGGCATTGGACGGGAAGGTATTCCCGGCCGACGACCCGTTCTGGGACACGCATTATCCGCCCAACGGCTGGGGTTGCCGTTGCCGCGTGCGGCCGTTGACCAGGTCCGCTCTCGACCGGGAAGGGCTGAAGGTTGAGGACTCGGACGGCAAATTCACTACGAAGGAAGAGCCAATCGGGTCCGGAGACGAAAGAAAGCTGGTCAAGGTCACCGGCTACAAAACCACCAACGCATTCGGCCAGCCGGTCACCGTATATCCCGATGCCGGCTGGGACTACAATCCCGGCAAGTCGGCGTATCCGCCAGGACTCAGCCTCGATGCCGGCAAGCCGCCGCCGAAAACGCCGAAGCCTGTTTTCCCGCTGCCGCCCGCGGCGACCGGGTCCGTACCGAGCCTGCCAACCGATACCGCCGGGCTCTCGACCATAAAGAACCTGGGAGGAAGCACCGGCGCGGTCCTGGTTCAAGACAAGGCCGGTGCGCAGTTCGTGATGAAGAAGGGCGCGGGCGCGGTGCATATCCGGGAAGAGGCGCTGGCCGACGATCTGTATGCAGCCCTGGGCGTAGATGTTCCCGAGCACACGCTCATCGATGCGCCGGGCGGTCCCGTTAAAATCTCCCGGTTCATCGACGGCACCCCGCTGAGCAAACTGCGCGGCGCCAAGCGTACCGCCGCGGTCACCCGCCTTCGTGAGGGATTCTCGACCGATGCGTTCCTGGCCAACCACGATGTAATCGGCCTGGATGAAGACAACATCCTGGTCGACAAAGTCGGCAAGGTCTGGCGGATCGACAACGGTGGTGTCCTGCGGTTCCGCGCACAGGGAAAAGAGAAGGCGGGGTTCGATGCCTACCCCATGGAACTCTGGACCCTGCGGGACAAGGATAAAAACAAGGCAACCGCCACGCTGTTCGGCGCACTCACGCATTCTGATATTGTAAAACAGTCCGAGGCGCTCCTGGCGAAACGGGAAACGGTCCTCAACCTTGTTAAGGACAAAGAACTGAAAAGCATCCTCGCCGCCCGGCTCGACAACATGCAGGACATGGTGAACACCTCGCGCACATTCATGGCCGATAAATGGGTGGATGATTACACGGGAGGATTCACCCGCAATGTCATGGGAATCAAGAAGGCGGGAGTTTCCGCGCTGCTGCCGAAGCGGCTGTCGAAAGGCCACAAGTCTCAGTATGTCGTGTATGACGAGAACGGGGTCAAGTGGGACAAGATGCGCGGCGAGGGCTCGTCGATCTCGAAGCTGGCGCACTACATGGGAGAGAACGGCGGGGACTACAAGCTGCTCGGGTCCTGGCTCAGCGCGCAGTCCGGCAGCTCCTGGAGCAGCGAATCAATTGCCCTGAAATACTGGTACGCGACACAGCGGTCGCTGAATCCGGACGCGTTCTACTGGCGGGGCAGCCTGGAGAGCGCCAAGCGCCAGTTCGAAAGCCTGGTCGGCCGCAATCTCCAGAAGTATTCCAACACCATGCAGACGTATCACGCCTATACCTACGAGCTGCTGCGCACCGCTGATATCGATTATGTCAACCGGGCGGCCGGCACGGTCCGGCTGATGCGGACTGAAGACAAGACGGTGCTCTCCGCCCACAAGGTGAAGCGCGGCGCGGAGGGGACCCTCAAACGGGGCGTGCTGGAATCAACCTCAATCTACCGCAAGACTGCGGTGAGGGGCTCCGAGGTGACCGTGCAGGATGTTCCGCTGCAGCGGGTGTTCGGCACCTATTTCCATTCACAAACGCCAGGCGGCGACGGGTGCGCGTTCTACGGCGACTCGGAAAACGAATTCGTCGCGTTCCTTGACGGCGTGAAACTTCGATACGATCCGGGGTATGTAAATGCGGACGGGTATGTCAGGCAGAAGCCATAACTTCGAGTGTGCCCGTATCGACGGCCTTGAGGAAATCCCGGACCGCGGACACGACCGCGTCGTCACGGGTGTACCCGCGCAGCGTCATGGCGTTACGGCCGGTCGCGGCATCCGCGGGAAGCAACACCGAGGTTACGGCGGATTCCCACTCGGGACCCAGAAACACCAGGTTCTCGTCATCCAGCAGCGACCGCTTCACCTGGTCGGAGGAAATGAGCGCAGACCGTCCGTCGATGCTGCAACGCATCTCCGGGTACCCGTCGTTCACAGCGTATTTGATATCAGAGACCTTCATGATTGTCCTTATAATACACCTTTTCGGACCGTCCGTCAACAGCGAGGAGCTGTATCATGCCTTTGCCCGTGATGACAGTTGACGACACCAGGCTGAAAATTGTGCTGAAACAGCTCCTCCGGAAGAGCAAGGACGCCTCCACAGCATTCGCTGAAATCGCACAGGTCCTGGCCTCGTCGGTTGAAAAGAACTTCCACCAGGAAGGCCGGTATTTGGCGCCGAACTCGATGTATGGCGGATCGAGCAAGTGGCAGAAGCTCGCGGATTCCACTGTCGCGAACCGCGCCAGGAGCGGCCGCGGGGCGCACCCGATACTGCAGGTATCCGGCCAGCTCGCGTCCTCAATCACCACCGCGAGCGGTCCCCGGCATGCCCAGATCGGCACCAGCCTGGTGTATGGAGCGATTCACCAGTATGGCGGCAAGGCCGGCCGCGGCCGCAAGGTCACGATCCCGGCCCGGCCGTTCCTGGTTGTCCAGGACGAGGACATCGACGACGCCCTCGATATCATCGCCCGGCATTTAACCAGGGGCGTGAAATGACCGGGCAGGAGACGATCTGCCAGGTGGATGTTCCCTGCCCCAAGTGCGGGTCCAACTACCGGAGAGGCGACTGCTGTAATATCTGCGGGGAGTTCTGTCCGGTTTCACCAGCCGACATCGATTGGCATGCCAAGAGGAAGGCGCGGCGGTTCGGGATGATCTGGAGCAGCAAGGAACACAGGTATGTGGGGATGAAGTATGAGTGAATACTAATCGTCGCCCTTCTTTTCCCACCCAACCACAAAGGCATCCTCCAGCGTGACACGTAAGTGAAACCTACCTTTTGCATATTGATAGTATTTCCACACTTCAGATTTCTTGCCCTTCAGAACTGCCTGGTCGACACTTTCCGGATCGCCCAACGACTGTCGCACCTGGTCTTCCGTTTCTCCGTTCCAAATGATTTTTTCTATGATGCGATCGACAATCTCCTCATCGTTATAAAGATTCATCAAGTGTTGTCTGCGGTCTTCGTCTTGTCGGTGTTCAGACCAATTTTTAATCCATATTATCGCAATCATAATGCCGACGACGACACACAAAAACGTCCACGCAAGAGCATTGCTTGCCGAATCATTTATCCATGCCGCAATGAGTATTGCCACCGCCGCGGTCCAGAAGATCACTTTCGGACTCATCTTATGTCCACCCTAAGGTTTATTTGCCTTGAATTTATCACCTTCACTCCGCATTGCGATCCGTCGTCCACTCTCCCGCGCAAGTCGAATGCCGGGGCATCGATGGTAACATTCGTGGTTGATGCCGGCACCCGCCTGGCTATGACCCCGACCGCCGGCAGAATACGAAACAGGGATGTATAAGCGGTATCGTGGCGATCCCCAAGGTTCATGATTGCTATGCGACAAGAGTCAGAGACGGAGCTGACGGCCGGTGCAGCAGTGATACTGTCACAAACCCAGAGAGTGCTGCGAACCTTCCATTCGAAGTACATGGTGTCTATGTCTGTGAGTCCATACCACATCTGCTCACTAAGGCACCATCGATATGGGAATCTACCGTTTTTAGAAATCATTACACGGTCTCCGAACAATCCTCCTGGATACGGGCCATATACAAGGCGAATGGTGTCGCCGACATGATACTCCGGCTCAACGTCCTGGTAGATGGTCGGGGCCGCGTGGGCAATTACCACGGAAACCATGACGACGAGAACCGCTGGGCGTATTGACATGGTGCACCTCCCTGCCAACCCTAATACTATTGCAGTCCTTCGCCGATGTCAATACTGATTTAAAAAAAACGTTCACCAATTTGGTGTACAGTGCAGGTGTTGTCCGTGGACGGTATAATAGATAATCCAGAACCTGAAAGCAAGCACTTTTTTCAAATGCGAAGCGCTACTTCGCATTTTTCCACGTATCAGGGCAAACTACCCCCCTGGCACAGCAGAGGAACGAAGATAGGCGGTAGCTACTCCCGTCTTTGCCGGCTGGGCGGGCTGGCGCAGGCGTTCGTTTTCCGCTTCAATCTGCGATAGGCGCTTTTCACAGCCAGCCAGCAAATCAACCAGTTTATTGTTCTTATCTCTAAGCTCGATGATTTCTTTTCGCAATTCCGCCTTGTCGTCGCTGAGACCCTGTGCCTCCAACGCCTGCAATCGCTCTTTTTCGGCTTCTTTATCCTGGGGCAATATGGGCGCGTGGTGACGGTAGGCGTTGCCAAGTATGTCGTTAAGGGTTGTGCCCGTTTCTTCGGCAATGCGCTGTAAAAATTCATCAGCCGCGTCAATCTCACCACTGATGATTGCGGAAAGAAATTTCTCTGGTACTTCCAGGAGCTTCGATGCCTTTCCCTGCGAGCCCTTGAACACCCGATCAAACACCATGCCGACAGTATTCCCGATGTTCGGCCGAACATCCCCGGAGAGTAACCACTGAGGCGTAACAGACAGCGCCCTTGCTATAATCAACACAAATTCGTATGATGGCTTGGTGTCTTTTTCCCATCGCCCCCAGTTCCCCTGCGAAGTTCCAACCGCATCGGCCAGTTTCCCCTGGCTACAATCCAGGAGCTTCCTAACGAGTCGCATACGATGACTGAGATCTGGCTTCATACAGATAAGTGTTGATTTCCACACGAATAAGTGTTATATTGTGTAAGTGATTACATCTTTCCCCGCAAAAAGGAAGCGGCCCATGAACCGGTACAGAATCCTCAAAATCGCACTTGCGTGCTCCGGCACCACGGTGACCGACCTGGCGAATCGGTTCGGCGTTGCGCTGCCGACCATCACACAGGTCGCCCAAGGGGTCAAGCACAGCAGGCGAATCGAGGCGCTTATCGATGCGTTCAGCAGTCAAGCCATCCGCCGCGCAGGCATCGATATCGGTCGCAAGGCTGCTTAGTAACCAATATACCCAACCCCCATGACCAGGTCAATGTCCACAGACACTCCGCGAATAGACAGCCACCAGCAGCTCGATCTTTTCGGCGTCGATCGACGCGAGCCGGCCGCCGGCAGTATGGACATCAGCGCCCGGGTGCGTGGGGTGTTAAAGCAGGCAATCAAGGTCTGCCCGCTCAGCCGACACCACATCGCGGCAGGCATGAGTGTCGCACTGGACCGCGATATCAGCAAGGCCCAGATCGACGCCTGGACCGCGCCGGCGCATGAGGCGCACCGGTTTCCGCTGGAATACGCGCCCGCGTTTTGTGTGGCGACCGGCGACACCGGGCTTATCGAGATGCTTGCGGATTTTTGCGGAGGCACGTTTTTACCAAGCCAGGACCTTATCGATTTGGAACTCGGCCGTCTCGCAGCCGCGGAGCGTCGCCTGAAGGACAAACGCCGCCGGCTGTTGAAAACACTTCCACCCCAGCAGGAGAGCGCAGCATGACCACCATCGAAGCGGCACTCGATTCGAAGTTGAGCGAGCTGAAACTGCAGATGAAATGCGAAGCGGCCAGGAAGCACGGCAATATCAGGCCGGTCGGTAAATACCCGACCCTGGACGCGTGCTTCACTCTCCAGTCCGGCCATGGCGTAAAACCCGCGAAGTTGATCTTCTGGTACAACCTTCCCAGCCATACGACCAAGACAATTGTCAGGCATCTGATAACCCCTGATGTGCAGCCGCTGCATTCTGAATGCGGACCCACTGGCGAGTGCTGGTACTTCTCGTTCCGGCACAAGGACCACATGACCGTAACCGGTGGATACGCGGCGGGACTGACAGTCGCTGATGCCAAATACAACGCCACGTATGCGCTCGCTGAACAGCTCGGTATTTCCCGGCAGCGGTTCGGCAGGGACTACTCGATGCTGTGCTCGCAGAAGTGCGAGGTGATTCGTGAATAATCCCGCCGCGATAAACAGGTTCGCAAGCGACCTGCGCTGTGAGCTGGTGCGGGCAACGGAGAAGGTACTGCATCCCGACATCAGAGATCGATACCTGTTGGCCGCGCTGGAGTTGAGCGTGTCTGACCTGCGGGCCGCAATTGAAACCGGCAACCGTAAAGACATCATTCACGCGCGAGCGGTGGAGGTGGCAGCGGTCGCTGGAAGGCTGGCGATTGACGGGGACGACCTGTGCGCGCCTAGAGAAATTCTCGCGGACAATGGGAAAGCGTTTCTAGGCGGGCGCCAAGTGAAGGCGGCGGGAGCCGATGGAAGGATGGGGAATTAAGATGTCTTATAAAGATCCCGAGAAAAAGCGCGAGTCGGCTCGTCGCCTGTACGCCGCGAATCCCGAGAAGCATCGCGAAAGAAGCCGTCGCTGGTACGCCGCGAATCCCGAGAAAAAGCGCGAGTCGGATCGTCGGCGTCGCGCCGCGAATCCCGAGAAGCATCGCGAGTCGGTTCGTCGCTGTCGCGCCGCAAATTCCGAGAAATATCGCGAGTCGGATCGTCGCCGGTACGCCGCGAATCCCGAGAAGCATCGCGAAAGTAGCCGTCGCTGGTACGCCGCGAATCCCGAGAAAAAGCGCGAGTCGGATCGTCGGCGTCGCGCCGCGAATCCCGAGAAGTATCGCGAGTTGGATCGTCGCCGGTACACCGTGAATCCCGGAAAGGGGCGCGAAAAGAGTGCTCTAGCCAAGCGATATCACACCGCGCGTGTTCCCAATTCTTTTCGTATACCATTAGCCAACCTTAAAATCGCCAATCGCCTACTCGGTGGAGAACGGTTCTCCCCCGAGATTTTTAACCGCATAGCGGAAGGAGAAACACATGTCGCGTACCAATGAGTTAAGGTTGTACCGGGAGGCAAAGGCTGAAATTTTCAACCTGAACGAACTGGACCTTCTGACCGACGAAGAAAAGGCGTCCAATGCCACTCACGTCAAGGCGATTCTTGCATACAACGAAGGAAAATGCGACGGCGTAAAACTGCGGCAAATGACGGCGGCCGCAGCTGCGATCGCCAAACGCCAGCAGTCGAGATCCGCTACCGCTGTTTTAAAGTGGACCATGCTCCAGAAGACCCTCTCACTTCCAACCATTCCCGACAACAGGATAAACCCCGATGAGTGAAATATCTCTTGTCAAGCTGACCGACATCGCCGTCGGAGATCGCATCCGCAAGGACATGGTCGATCTGAACGCCCTTGCGCGCAGCATTCAGACCCTCGGACAGATTCAGCCGGTCACCGTGTACCGCCTGCCCGATAAGAGCCTGCACCTGGTTGACGGTGAACGCCGCATCAGGGCAACCCAGCAAAACGGCGGCAACGAAATCCTCGCGAACGTCACGGACAGTACGCCGGAAGAGCTGGCAGCCAAGAGACAAGAGGTTGAGATCGCGGCAAACAACGAGAGAGAGCCGTTTCGTATACGCGAAAAACTCGCAATTGCCAAAGAGATTATCAACAACCCGGAGCGTTTTCGCACGCGAAACGCCATATCAGACAACGAGATAGAGAAATGCAAGGAAGATGCTGAGCGTGACGGGATTCCTCTCCCGAAGGTTAGCGACAAGCAAATCGCCAAAGTACAGTATGCCGCACGAATCGCAGGCATAGGTGGGGCCACGTCATACTACCGACTTTCCCATATCGAAAAAAATGGTGTTTCGGCACTTCTCGACGCCATTGAGTCAAAAGCCGTTGGCATCGAACAGGCATACTACATATCGAAGAATCCCAGCGAGGAGCAGCTGGAAATTCTCGAATCCATTGTTAAAGTGGTTCCACGTCCCGACAGCCCCGCCGGCCGTCCCGCCGGCTCCCCGAACAAGAAGAAGGTTAAGTCCCATGTCGGCAGTTACAAAGGCCCGACGTTCGAGGTTGGTCTGGCCTGGCTCGGGTGGAAGCTCGACGACCCGTCCATGCCCGGGCGCTGGCCGTCAATCACGCAGCTCAAGGGGTACCCGATTCATGAGGTGATGGCCATGGATGGCAGCGTGATTTTCATGCGCGCGGGCGCGCTCAACATCACGGACGCCGTATCGGTGCTCAACGCCTGGGGATTCCAGTTGATGAGCGCGTTCTGGCTGGTGGATGACGCTCTGCGCAAACTGCCGGTCGAGAAATACGGTCTGTGCTCCTGGACCCAGCGCGTGCCATCGGCGCTTCTGCTGGCAACCGCAGGTGAATACCGGCAAGGGCTCAAAATCGAAAACCGCATCGAGCCATATCTCAGCGGCAAGATGCCGGACGCGGTATACCGGATGATTGAGGCGATTCTCCCGAAGCACCCGAAGGTCGAGCTGTTCTGCCAGGGAGAGCCGCGCAAGAGATGGCACAAGTGGCTGGCGGTGGACTAACCGGAGGGCAATATGGTCTGCGCTGAACCATCACAGAAAGAAATTCTGCTTCAGCACCTGCGCGCGCACGGGAGCATCACGAAGCTCCAGGCGCTGCAGCAGTACGGAATCATGAACACCGGCGGGCGGATGTTCGAGCTGCACGAAGAAGGACATCCGGTTTCATCGCGGAGGGTGGTGACGACAAGCGGCAAGCGGGTTGCGGAGTATTACCTGGTGAATTTCGACGCGAACGGACAGGGGTCTTTATGGTAGAAGTGGCACGGTGGATTGCGGCTGAGGAAGTGGCACGGATTACGGGATGGTCAATGAGAACCATACGCCGGCGCGGCGCGTCCGGCGAGCTGCCCCGCGCCAGGGACGCCTGCGGGCACTTCCAGTATTGCTCCGCAACCGCACTGTCAATCGCCGAAGCGAATACCGCGCCCACCGGCCGCGAGGCGGATATCTCCGCCGATGCCGAGGCGTATGCCAACGCGCCCTCATACGCCCGCAAACACGCGGACCGATACACGGCGCTCATGACTGTGTTTCAGGGGCTCAACGGCAGGGAGCTGACGGCGCGTATTGAGCAGTGGAACAAGGACCATCCGGATGATACCACCAGCGTGTCCAGCCTTCTCGCGGCCCGGAAAGCGTTCGCCGAGGGCGGTATCGCCGCCCTGCTGTCGCGGTACGGCACCCGCTCCGGCGCCACCATCGTGCCGGACATATATATGGAATACTTCAAAGGGCTGTACCTGAAGGAAGGCTCCCCGGGCGCCATGAGCTGCTGGCGCTGCACCATGGGCTGGGCAATCCAGCGGGACCCGGCGGTCACCCCCGATTCATTCCCCAGCTACGCATCGTTCATCCGCCGCCTGCGGGCGGATCTGCTGCCCGAAAGCATCTATCGCGCGCGCCGCGGCGCGAAAGCCTGGAACCGTAAATACGCCTCATACATCCGCCGCGACTACAGCAACGTGCTGGCCGGCCAGGTGTGGGTGAGTGACCATGCGCAGATCGATATCGCCTGTGCGCTTCCCGACGGTAAATACTGTTTCCCCTGGGTTACCGTATGGCGTGATTTCAAATCCGGGAAATGGCTCGGGTGGGAGCTGCGCGAGATCGCGCCATCGAGTGACCCGATCTTCTCGGCGTTCTACCGGGCCGCGTCGATATATGGCGTTTGCAGCACCCTTATTCTTGACAATGGAAAAGACTACCGCTGCAAGGATTTCGCCGGCGGACGGCGGAAGATACGCGTTGAAGTGGACCAGCAGAAGGTGCGATCTCTCACCGCCGGTCTGAACATCGAGACCGTGTTTGCGTGGCCGTATAACGCCCAGAGTAAACCAATTGAACGCGATTTTCTCCGCAACAAGGAATGGCTCTCGAAACATGCGGTCGGGTATCGCGGCGGGAACGTCGTCGAACGGCCGGAGTCGCTCAACAAGCGGATCGGCGAGAATGCAATCGAGACGCTTGACGAACTGCGCGAACTGTTCGATGTGTTCGTGACCGAAGTAATCAACCGCAGCGTTGTCGGCTCAGGTTACCGCGCCGGAAATTGCCCGGACCAGATATGGGACGACGAGGCGCAGACCGCCGCCGACAACGGATTGCTGCGGTCGGTGACTCGTGATGCGCTGAAGCTGTTCTGCGCCCGGGCATCCGGGACCATGACGGTCGGCCGCAACGGCGTGCGTGATGCGGACCTGGGCTGCGACTACTGGGCGGATTGGATGTTCGCGCACAAGGGCCGCAAGGTTTACATGCGCCGGGACCCCAAGCAGCACGAATCCGCATGGGTATTCGACACCGCGACGGATGACTTTCTCGGGGCGGCCGACCTGGTGCAGGCAGTGCCGGCACTCGCCCGCACCGATATCGAGCGCGGGCAGCTCCAGGAGGCAATACGCCTGAAGCGTCGCGCGGGCAAGATCGCGCGGGTGTATGCGCGCGCGGACGTAAACCCGTCGCTGCGTGAGAAAGTGGCCAACCTGGTCACGGTCACCCGCGCCATCAACGAGTCCCGCGGGTACACTCCCGCGGACCAGCCTGCCGTGCGCCCGACGGTGATACTCACGGACATGGATCGCGTGGTCGCGCAGGAAGCAGCAATGGCCGGGCGCGGAAAATCAATCGCGCGAAAACTGGGAATTTCGGACATCAGTTCCGAGTCAAATACAATCGATCCACTCGCGGCCTATTACCCGATAAAGGCCGCAAGCGCATAGTCACCCACACCACATTAAAGGAGAAGCGATGTCGCCCAACATCAACCTTCATGAAGCCCTTGCGGAGCACCTGCGCAAGACCGGCAACAGCATGGCGGCCGCCGCCCGCCAGATTGGATTCTCTTCGACCGTCTTGTCTCTCTGGGCAAGCGGGAAGTACAAGGGAAATGTTACACACGTAGACGAATCCGTGTTTGCGTTCCTGCAGCGCCAGGAAGAAATCTCGTCGCTTAAAAAAGTCGACCGCAAATTTGTTGAGATCACAGCCGCGAAGCGGATATTCGGGCTGGTACGGCTGGCGCATCTGCGCAGCAAAATGTGTGTACTCACCGGACGCGCCGGCAGCGGCAAGACCGTGACCCTGCAGGAGTACACCAAGCATAATCCGAGCACCATCCTGATTGAGGCGGATTCACTCCACACCAAGGACGCCTTGCTGCGCGAGATTCACAGGCGCCTGGGATTCACCGGCCGGGGAGTGCTGCGCCATGTGATGGACGATATCGTTGACAAGCTGCTGGGCAGCGACCGCCTGCTGATAATTGACGAAGCGGACCAGCTTTCCGTATATGCCCTGGAAGTCATTCGCGGCATCCACGACAAGGCCCATATCGGCGTGGTGCTGGCCGGGCTGCCGAGGCTTATTGAGAACATCCGTGGCCTGCGTGGCGAGCTGGAGCAGATATACAGCCGCGTGGTCCAGCACCTGCGCCTGGACGACAACCTGTCCGTCGAAGACGCCGGGCTTATCTGCCGCGCGTACCTGGACAGCGGGGTAAACGGCACGGTAAAGACATTTCATTCATGCGCTCGCGGCAACGCCCGCATGCTGACAAACCTAATCGGCACTACGGTTGACTACTGCGAGCACCAGCATGTCGCCCTGTCGAAAGACGTTGTTTCCGAAATTTCCAAAACAATGCTTGTGTGAGGTGACGCATGGCCCCGACCAAAAAGCAGATACGTGCGATCCACACGCTAAAAGGTGCGCTGAAAATGAATGACGAGAGCTACCGGGATGTGCTCTCGTCGTTCAATGCCCGCAGCAGTCTGGACCTTTCATTCGACAAGGCAAAAGAGTTGATTGAATTGCTGAGTTCACGCGCCAGCGTCGCCGGCTTGTGGGTCCCACGGCGCAGACAAAAAACCGCATTACCGTTCGAGGAGTTGGGCAACCGGCCCGGGTTCGCATCGCCAGCGCAGCTGCGCAAGGTCTGCGCGATGTGGGACCAGGTGTCGCGTGTCGAGCCGGCGGATCGCCGCAAGGCGCTTGAATCGCTCCTGACGCGGCAGTACCGGATCGAGAAGCTGGAGTGGTTGCCCGAGCACCTGGTTGGCAAGGTGGTGAAGACCCTCAGCATAATGCAAAAGCAGAAGGAGGCACACGATGTTGCCGGTAACTGAAATGGAAGGGGTAACGTCCCTGGAGGATATCCGGGAGTGTTCCAAGGAATACGCGGATACGCGCGACATCCTGGTCCAGCGCGTGCAGCACTTGAATGACGAGCTGGAGTCAACCAAGCGGCGCCTGCTGCCCGGTATCCGCAACGCAGTGCAGCTCGCGTCGACGGCCAAGGCTGCCCTGGTGGCGATGGTAGACCAGGCCCGCGGGCTATTCACCAAGCCGCGAACGCACATCCTGCACGGAATCAAGATCGGATTGCAAAAGAAGAAAGACGGACTGGTGTGGGACAGCGACGACATGGTGGTGAAGGCCATCAAGAAGCACCTTCCAGAGCAGGTTGATGCCCTGGTAAAGGTGGTTGAAAAGCCTGTTGAAGACGCACTGGCCAACCTGTCTGTCGCGGACCTGCGCAAGATAGGGGTCCGGCTCGATCCAGGTGTTGATACCGTAGTGGTAAAGCCTGTCGACAGCGACGTGGACAGGCTGGTCGCCGCCCTGTTGAAGGATAATGAGCAGAACCAGGCTGTGGACGACAGCGCCGGCCGGGGATGCGGTGTCGAGGTGGTCAATTGACCCTGATAATTGCATGGCTGACATTTGCAGCCGGCCTGACGATCGGCATCCTGCTGATGCTGGCCCTTGTCTGGAGTTACGGGAGACCGTGGCATGACGACATTAAACGAGAACGTAGCAAAACATACGAATTCAAAGCTCATCGAGCTTTTAGATGAGGTTGAAGCGCTGAAGCGCCAACTCACTGAGGCTGAGAATCGGTACCAGTATGAGTTGAGCCGCGAGCGGCGGCCCTTGGTGTACCTGGCCTGCCCGTATACGCATCCGGACGGGAGCATGCGCCAGCAGCGCTACCTGGCGGCAACCAGGGCGGCCGTGGTCCTCACGCAGAAAGGGCTGTTCGTGTTCTCTCCCATAACCCACTCGCATCCGATGGCGCAGTGCAGCGAGCTGCCGGGCACCTGGGAATTTTGGAGGGATATCGACAGGGCATTCATCAGTTGCTGCCACACCATGTATGTGTTGCGGCTGGAGGGTTGGGAGGACTCCCGCGGGGTCGCCGAGGAGGTGGCGATCGCAGGCGGATTCGGCATCAAGGTGGATTATATAGACGAGGTGGTTTGCTGAAATGCACAACGTGCGCAGCATGCCATCCGGGACAGCCGGACAGCATGCGTGCGCTTCGTTGTGCAAAAATCAGGCCGCCCTCAATTCAGAGGGCGCCCACACACAGGGAGGGTAGGATGGTCAGAGCCAAATTTCGTTGTGTCAAGGTAGAGCAGAACATCGATGGCGAAGGCGGTGCGGCTATTCGCCTTGAGGCCGTCACCGGTGGGAGTGTTGAAAACGACCAGTTCTTTCACTACACGCCCTCTGGATACTTGGAGATGGGCACTGTAAACCCCGCTGCCGCCAAAGAGTTCGCCGTCGGAGCTGAATACTACATTGATTTCACGCGAGTGGATGCTGGCGTATCAGGATGAGGTGGAAGGATTATAAATGACAATATCAGGTTTCGACCCAACAACACACGTTCGTTCAATGTCTCGGAAGGGGTATGCGTTCAAGCCGAGGCAATGTGCCCACGCGGGGTGTCACCTGTTATTTGTCCCAAAGTCTGCGGAACAGACAGAATGCGAGCAATGCATGAGAACATATAAGGTAAAAATCTGTAAAAGGCCGGCCTGCGGGAAAGAATATATGCCAACCAGCAATGGGCAGAAATACTGTCCGGATTGCATCCCGATCGCGGATAAGGAACGGTCGTTACAATATGCGGCACAGAAGGGTGGTACAAAAGCGAGAAACAAACCGCGTGACGCCTCAGTTCCGGATACGGCGTCGATGCCCAGAGCATTGGTCACTGTGGCGGAATCCCCGCTCATTGCCTCCGCGCGTGCACTGATGCGGTCGGCGCAGATTAAAGAGGTTACGCTCCACACGCCCGGTCTCGAAATCACATTTCGGGAAGTGGCCTGACAGAAGGAGAATTCATGCAGACAGCCAGAGAACGCGAAGAAGAGTTGCTCCTGAGCCTGGCAACGGAGCTGAACCCAGAAGACATGCCGTCTGACACGCTCCAGTGGGCGGCAAAGGCTATCGGGGTGGCTCCGTGTCTGCGGTTGATATTGGAGCTGTCAGGCATCACCTTTTACATCCCCAAATCGGCCAAAACAATGCTGAAAAAGATGTATGTAATCAAGAAATTTGATGGCTCAAACCTTCGAATCCTTGCCCATCAGCTAGGCCTGGCCGAACGCACAATCCGAGACTGGACCAAGGAACCAGGGGAGAATATTCAGCAGCTCTCTCTGCCCTTCGATGCCGCAAAAAAACCGCTTTAAACACCCCTTTAGGTACCTTCCAATGTCTATTTTAATTCAGAAAATTGACATAAGAAGGTCAATATTTAAATTTGAACCATCTGCAAATATCCGGCAGAATACCGGTAAAATCGGCATTTTCAATTTTTGGCCGCGCCGGGCTTCAAAATTGCACAAATTCTAACCATTCAACAACTTACAACAACTCATCCCGCGAGGCCACGATCCGAAACTACCTGCAAAGGGATAACGGGCCTGCGCATTACCGCAGGCACCCCTCC